AAAAAGATCGCCCGCACAGAGACCTACCTGACCGCGGCCAAGGCTCGGCACAGCGCGTCATACGAGCGCCCACAGGCCCAAGAGGCGCACCGTCGCGCAGAGGAAATCCTCGACAGCAACACCTATTACGGCAACAACCATTATCTCATGGGCCTCGAAGGGTCCGTCACCTGCCAGTATGCGCTCGAATATTTGAGAGGAGAACAACTATGAACAAGATCAGACGCGCCGCCCTACAGGAGATCATCGACACCCTGACTAAACTGCGTAGCGCTCTCGACAATGGAGACGCCCTCTCCGACCTTCGCGGAGAGCTCGACAGCGTCCAAGCCGACGAGCAGGAGTCCTTCGACAATATGCCAGAGGGTATACAGGCGAGCGAACAGGGGCAGGCATCAGAGTCCGCCGCGGAGGCCATAGAGTCCGCGTCTGGCTCTTTGGACGACGCGATGAGCTCGCTGTCTGAGGTCCTTGACTCAATCGACTCGGCTCTCGCCTCGATCGAGGAGGCGCAGGCATGAAGAGCAAATATTTACAGGACGTCATCTATCTGCACAAGCGTGTCCTTCCCGATGTGCCGCCAGAGCTCAAGACAATCTCCGAGGAGTGGACCAACAGGTCGAACGCGGGCCCCGACGAAGGCTCCCGTGTCCTCGGGGCGGGCTTCATGTTCAAGTACAACAAGCAATGGTACTTCATGCCGCCCAACTGCCGCCATCAGGGCTCGGTGTCGTGGGAGCGCCACAGAGAGCCCATACACATGATGCTGTGTGGCATCGGCGCAACAGATATTCGATATGATTGGGGTGTTATGGCTTGAGACACGTTTACCTGCCCGCCAACCAAATGCACGCGATCAGACTCGGCGACCAAATCATCAGTATCAACGGCAAGAGCTTTTTTCAGTCCCGCGCAGAGCTCCTCGAGGCCTTGGCCGCGAAGGGCCTGACACTCAAAGACGGCGAGGTCGTCAAGAAGGAGGCAATCCATGTTTGATTTTACAGAGGCCCGCAGTGCCTATTTTCCGCCGCGCGTCGACCGCGTCGAGTCCCTGAAGGTTGAGATCGCTGACCACTTCCCGATGATCTCACTCCGACCAAGCAACGCCGACGACACGTACACCCTCGCCGACCTCGGCGCTGTGCTTGAGGCCGCCGGGTACACTAAGGCCTTCGAGGCCGAGGAAGAGATCATCATACCGCAAGGTATGTTCAGACACGAGTGGGCGACCTACCCGAAGGGCTTTGTGGTGTACACGTTATGAGTAAATGCCCGACACTGGCACTCGTGGGCTGTGAGGCCCTCAGAGAGCTCGCCCCAGTCATTGAATACTGCCGCCTGCTCTCTAGGCTCGTTTCTCCTGCGGATACTCGGCGCTACGGCCTGCGCCACGACGGCGCGGTCTCTGATTTTCTCGGGGGTCTTAGCTGTGTTCTTGCGAAGGGCGAGATGCTTGACCTCGCTAACAACGAATTTGACCGAGACCTGTATACCCGCATATGTGAGGACGTGAAGCATGAGCAGTAAGAGCGCACTTATCGTCGGCGCGGGCCTTAGTAACCTCTTGGCGGCCTCTGTGTTGTTTGCTACGGCCGCCAACCCCTACAGCTCTCAGCCCGTGCCAAAAACGCCCCTGAGCGTAGAGAGGGCCCGCTACGGCGGCCGAGTAGCCTGCCGTGTTTGTGGAGCCTGCGGCGTAACCCTGTACAAAGACGGCGACGACGCCTATATTTGCAAAAAATGTAAGGCCGAAAAATAGGGGGTCGGTAGCACTTGTCGCACTTGTCGCACTTTTTTCAACTCCCCTATACTACGTAGATACGTGTTTAGACCTGTGTTTTCCCCTTAATTCTCTATGTATGTTTTTATATAATAATGTGCTACCAGTGCTACCATACATAGAGGAAGGCCTGCAATCACTCAACTTTTTAGTGTCGCACTTGTGGTCGCACTTGCTAAAAAAGTGCTACCAAGTGCGACCACAATAAAAACAGAATGGAGCTATTAAAAATGGGACTCAAAGAGCTTAGACTGAAGGGTGGCTTTACCCTCCACAGCCTCGCCGACGCGTCGGGCGTCAATTTCATGAAAATTCATCAGATCGAGAAGGGTCAGCGCGATATGGAGAACATCACGCTGAAGACCTCGCTGAAACTCGCCAAGGCGCTGAAGTGTAGACCCGAGGACCTGATCGACAAGGAGCCCAAAGCGTGAGGCGGGCGTTTTGGTATGCGTGGGCGCGGCTTCGCCTCCGATGGCTGTACAGAGGCGACCCGCCGAGCTACGAAGGCCCACAGAACGACAGTTGCCCGAACTGCTTCAGGAACCCGTACGACGATCAACCGTTCGAGGACGAGTTTGACAGGAGAAACCCACACCTAGGGTCCTTTAATCACAGCTATGGCTATGAGGGCGCGTACTCATGGACCGACCGTTTCAGGTGCCGACGTTGCGGGACAATATTTGAGGTTGACAACAGCGATTAATTGGCGCATACTGTCGACAACTCTCATATGTCTTCTCTCAACAAAGTGGCCCCTGCGGCGAAAATCCGCAGGGGCACTTTGTTTTTAAACATGATAGGAGTGAATTATGAACATAAACGAGAAACGCATATTAGACGGCAGGTACACCCTGCAACAGGCCACCCTAAACAAGCTATGCACCGAGCTCGGGCTCGTGGCCTTCCGCCCGAACTACCACGCGAAGACCAACGACTCCAACACGGTCCTGATCTACCGCCAAGCGGACGAAGCCTTCAATCTGACGCTCGAGCCGTGGGACTGGAAGAAGGCCAAGGACCCAGTTTTCGTCTTCGAGAACACCGACGCCAACGGGAAGTTCGACCTGAACTTCGCCAAGCGCGGGAGCATCGACCTCAAGCCTTTGGACATCGAGAGCGTGCTCAAAAAGGTCCTCAAGGCGGCAATTAAAAAGTGACCAAAGGCAAGAGGTAAAATTTGTGCATTTTACCTCTTGTATTATTTACTCAATGTAGTAAAATAGGTAGTATGAGAGACCCAATTGAGAGGAGATCACCACCATGACAAAGAAAATGCAGAGCAACGGCTTCAAGTTCACAAGCCACGCCAACGGCACCATAAAGATCGACTACGAAAAATACGCCGCCACAGTCGGCGGCATCCCCTCCGCGGGAGAGTGGGTCTGGAACATGGCCCCCAACCACGACATCAGCCACATCGTGTGTGAGAAGCTCTGCGCGTGGTCAGGCATCAACATGATGGGCGAACTCATCAACGACAGGAGGCTAGAAAACGATGAAGACTAGACTTGATTTACTCTGCGAGGCCTACAAACAGCTCAACTTACTCGAGGAGCACGACAGCCCCTCCGAGATCGCCCGCACTATTGCCCAGTATAAGAAGGACCACGACCTCATCCCTTACAGCCGAATGTACATCGAGGTCGTCGACAATGCCATGTATATCAACAGCGTGTTCGTCGCCCGTATCGGCGCGAAGAAGGCCGCTTACAGCTCCAAAGAGCTTTACGAACAGGGCACCTACCACGAAAATAAATGCTTAGGGAGAGACGAGATATGAGCACACTTAGAGAGGCCATTAAGGCCAACGGTCACGAGAACACGTTTATCACGATCATCATACTACGCGTCAAGGAAAACAAGCCCCTGATCAAGACCACCTACCACTCGATGTATGGCCGAGAGCTCAACCCGATGCGCGCTGACGCGCCTGTGCTCTTCGAGTGCAAGCATGAATATATCGGCGGCGACTTTCTGCCCGCCTACGGTATTCAGCTATGATCGGCGCTATCATCGGAGACATCGTCGGCTCACGCTTCGAGTTTGACAACCACAGGAGCAAGAACTTCAAGCTGTTCGCCAAGACCTGCTACTTCACCGACGACACGGTCATGACGCTCGCAGTCGCAAAGGCGCTCATGGCCGCCACGCGCTACGGGGCTAACATCGGCGAAGAGACCGTGAAGTGGATGCAGACGCTCGGCCGCAAGTATCCTAATCGCGGCTACGGCAGGGCGTTCAAAGAGTGGCTCCAAGCGGCAAAGCCCGAGCCCTACAACAGCTTCGGCAACGGCGCGGCCATGCGCGTCAGCCCCGCAGGAGAGGCCGCGCATGATCGTGGCGGCGCTGTTCGATTATCCGCGTCCGTAACAAAAGTCACACACGACCACCCCGAGGGGCTGAAGGGCGCGGAGGCCGTGGCCGTGGCCATATGGCTCGCACGTTGGCGCAGTGAGACCAAGGGCCTAAGGCTGAGGCGGCGCTTCACAAAAGAGGAGCTCCGCAAGCGGCTCAGCGAATATTATGACCTCAACTTCACCATCGACGAGATCAGGCCCACGTACAAATTCAACGAGACTTGTCAGGAGACCGTGCCGCAGGCGATCGAGGCCTTCCTCGAGTCCACATCATTCGAGGACGCCATACGTATCGCCATATCGGTCGGAGGCGACAGCGATACCCTAGCCGCGATCACAGGCTCGATCGCCGAGGCATACTACGGCGTGCGCGATGACTTCAAGGTCAAGGCCCTGTCCTATTTAGACCCCTACCTGCGCGACATCTACTACGAATGGGAGGCGTTTGTGAAATGAAGGCTGTTATCGAATGCCCGCACTGCGCCGTACAGGTCAAGGTGCCCGTGTCTCACGAGCAGGCCCGCGAGCTCGTCAGGTGCCCGTTCTGCGGCCGCGAGTGCATCATCGACTACATCGTCACGATCAAGGTCAAGAGCACAATAAAATTCGAGGAGATGATCGTGTGATACGCAAGTGTAAACACTGTGATGCCGCCGCCTACGTTCGCAAAGAGCGACAGTCACCTTCCCGGGGGCGCGGCAACGGATACTATCACCCGATACACAGTTTCTACGTGTGCTGTCCGCTCTGCTACCAGATGAGCACATGGTACAACTCCTCGCGCGCTCTAGCTATCGCGGACTGGAATAGAAAGCAAAAAATGCACAATTAATTTTGTGCATTTTGCCTATTGACTTCTTTACTCAATGTAGTAAAATAGGTACTATGAGAGACCCACTACGAGAGGAGCAAACGCCATGAAGAAAAAAGAGTACGCGCCCTATAAAGAATACATCCGCACAGACAGGAATGGGACAAAGTATTACAACGAGCGCGTTGACTGCGGACGTTGCGGCGGAACAGGCTTTTACGGACCGATTCAGGTTTTCAATGGTGAGTGCTTCGACTGTAATAAACGCGGATGGGTCATCGCCGAGACCAAAGAGTACACGCCTGAGCACCGCGCCAAACTCGACGCCAAAGCCGAGGCCGCGAGAGCCAAGAAGACCGCCGAGCACCTCGCCCACATTCCCGCCGAGAACGCCGCTTTTATGTGGCGGAAGTTTGAAGGTCACGACCACATCTGCGCGATACTCGGCAAGACCTACGAGCTCAAGGACGAGCTCAAGGCCGAAGGGTGCTTTTACAGGGGTGAGTTTGACGGTTGGTGCGCCTACGAGACAAAGCGCCCCTGCGTCAAGGTCCCGGTCGACGATCTCATCGAGACGACCGACAGCGGGTGGGTCCGTCTGAGAGACGACGGCGCGGTGATCGTTCGGGCGCTCAAAGAGATCGCCGAGAAGGCACTCCGCCCCGTCAGCGAGCACGTCGGCAAGGTCGGCGAGAGAATCACCTGCGACATCGTGGTTGAGGACGTGTTCAGCTACAAGTGCAAGAGCTTCGCAGGTTACGGCATGGAGACCCGATACATCAACAAGTTTCGGACGGCCGACGGTAATATTCTCGTGTGGCAGACAAGCGCTCCCGCCGACGAGAAGGCCACAAAGATCACGGGCACGGTCAAGGCCCACGACGACTACAAAGGCGAAAAACAGACAACACTTCAGCGTTGCAAACTTGGATAATAAAAAGCCCCTCAACCAAACGGCTGAGGGGCTTTTCTTCTATATTCCTTGGATTAGATTGATCTGCATGATGCTCGTGTTGACGTGCGCGTAGGCCTCGGAGCCGTGTATGCCTGCAATGTGCCCGCCGTCGAGCATTATCGCCTTCTCGAAGCCCACAGCCTTGGCGTAGGCATTGACCTGAGGACCCGACATACTGCGGCAGAGAACCAAGTAAAACAGCCCCGCCTTGTAGCCAATCACGGAGTGGTCGGTCGTCCTGAGCACGTCGCTGAACGCGCCACGGAACCCTTCGGTCGATGGGGCGTAGAGGCCGAGGAGCCCGAGGCCGCCGACGGCCCATGAGAGGTCGGGCGGGAGCTCTGAGACATTCTTCGCACGTACGACGCCGACGACACCTGCTTTGGTCCTGTACAGCGTCGATTCAGGACAGCCCTGATCGGAGTGGCAGGCCGTCGGGCAAATAACCTTGCCGCCCGCGACGCAAATTGCAACGGGCAGGCCTTGGACCGAACCGTCGGGCATTTTAAAATACCCGAAGAAACTGCCGTTTAGGCTGTTCGCGTAGGCGCTCAAGCCTCTGCGCGGCGTTGGGACCACGAGGAGGTCGTTGGCCATGATAGCGGGCATCCCGTTGAGCTTCGTCGTCCTAGGGAGCGTCGAGGAGGGCGCAGGTGCAAGGAGCGCCCACGTCATCGGCCCAACGATGCCATCAGGAGTTAGCCCATTGGCGCTTTGAAAAGCCTTGACCTCTAGGAGCGTGTGGGGCCCAAAAGCCCCGTCAGGGGAGCAGGCGAAGCCGTGAGCCGTGAGCCGGGTCTGTAGGACCACGACGTCAGCGCCCGAGGACCCTAAGCGTAGTGTGGTCATACGAATGTACCGACCCCGATCTCGGGGCCCGTCGGTGTTTTGTGTTTCCAACGTGTGCGGACAGCTCTGACGTCGATGTGGGTAAATCCGCCCACGTAAGCGTACAGGCCGATGCCGCCGCTCGTGTGCATCAGCGTCTCAGCGTAGACGGCGACAGCGAGAGGCGTGACGCCTGCGATCGTGATGTCGGCCGCGGTGCCTTGGCAATGCTGAGAGCCGTCTGTGGAGCCCTGCTTGGCGTTGTACGACTGATTTCTGTAGCCGCTGTTTACGGTCACGGGCTTGCCAAAGTGGGCCCTGATCTTCTCGAGGACCGCGACGAGCTCATCAGAGACGAGGAGCGCCCCTGAGTCGTCGTGGCACTGAAATTCTTTTACTGTAAAATGACTGCTGAGCTTCAGCTCGGCGTCAGTATATGCGTTGTAACTTTTTACCATTGTGTTCCTTTCGTACAGGGAGGCCGAGGCTCGGTAGATGGCACGACCGAGCGCTCAGGCCTCTATCTCAAAGCGCCGAGCGCTGTTGAGGGCTTAGAACTTCGTGCTGTCCGTGGGGTTATTAAGCACCCCGACGAGGGTAAGTATTTCGAGGACTCCTGTGGCTACACCCTGAAAGACATCGCTTGTGATGCCAAGGGTGGCCCATCCGCCTGCAAGACCGATTATTGCCACGACCTGCGCGATGACTGCGGCCCACATCACGGGGCTTTTAAATCTGTTCTGGTTCATATTTCTCCTTCTGGCCATTCGGCTATATCTGATTCAAGCACTTCGATTGTGCCCGTGGAAACATTGCTTTTATGATTGGCGTCATCTACGACGCCGACTGTGAAGGACCACACACCACGAGGGCTCGCCGCTGTGTCTGCGCGGTCGAGCATCACGATGATCTTACCGCTGACGACGGAGGGTGCCTTCGTGATCTTGGCCGTGCCGTACTTCATCACAAAGATGAGCTGTGCGTCGGTCAGGTCCTTCGGAGCCCCGGCTTCGGTGACGGCTATACCGAGGGACAGGTCCGTGCCCGCGGGCATTGTAAAAGCATTCATTCGATCACCTCTCGTATGCGAAGACACCCGCGAGCTCCACGTCCGACGTGAAGACCCCCGAGGCCTCGATCTGGTTTATAAACTCACCCGAGAGCTCAACCCCCGAAGTGAAGACGCCGTCTCCGCCGAGCTCGTACACGAAGTCAGCATAAAGCTGTATGTCGGCGTTCTCGAACGCGACGATCTTGCGCCCCTGAGCCTCTAGGCGGCCCTCTGCGAGAAGATAAGCCCTGCCGACGTGTTTTGCTACACCCTCGGCTATAAGCGCGCCTAGGCCGCCGAGGGCGGCCGCGCCGACCACGATATAGACTGCGGAGCCTGAGAGCGCGCCGTCGCCTGATAACGTAGCTGTCGCCGCAAGGACCCGCGTACCGTGGGCCGCAACGGTCTCCGAGCCCGCGAGCACCGCACCGCCATGTATGACGCGAGAGCCTGTCGCTGTGAGCGTGCTCGCGCCGCTGAGCACTACGGACGAATGCGAGGGCGCTATGCCCGCCGCCGATAACGTGCTTGCGCCGCTGAGCTGAGCTGAGCTGTTCGTTTTGCGAAGGCCCGAGGCCGTCAGCCCGCCTGCGCCCGTGAAGACCTTAGCACCGACCTTGACGACGGTGCCCGCGGCCGACATCGTACTCGTACCTGCAAGGGCCGCCGAGCTGAGTCGCACACGTTTGCCATTCGCTGTGATCAAGCCTGCGCCCGTGAGATGCGCCGAGACGTTTGAGGCAGGCACCACTCCTGAGGCCGTCAGCGCGCCTGTGCCTGCGAGAGCCGCCGAGCCTATCTTTACTCGCGTGCCTGCGGCAACGAACGCTCCTGCGCCCGAGAGGGCCACAGAGCTCTTCAGAATGCGTTTGCCCGCGGCAGTGATCGCACTCGTACCTGTCAGGGACACCGAGCCTGCTGTTTTGCGCTTGCCTGTGGCCGAGACTGCGCTCGTACCTGTCAAGGCCACTGCGCCGATTTCGACGCGCTTTCCCGTCGCTGTATACGTGCTCGTTCCTGCGAGAGCCGCCGAGCCTTTGAATATCTGCTTGCCTGTGGCCGCTAACGTGCTTGCGCCAGTTAGCGCCGAGGAGCCGAGCCTTACACGCACGCCCGAGGCCGTGATCGTGCTTGAACCCGAGAGGGCCGCCGAGCTGTTCGTCTTGCGAAGACCTGTTGCTATGACCGAGCTCGTACCCGCGAGGGCCGCCGAGCCCTTCTGAATGCGTTTGCCTAGGGCTGTGATCGCGCCTGCGCCCGCCAGAGCGGCCGCACCGAGCTCTATGCGTTTACCCGAGGCGGTGATGGCGCTCGTGCCTGCGAAGGCCACAGCGCTCTTCAGGATACGTTTACCCGCCGCTGTGGCTGTGCTCGTACCCGTCAGGGAGACAGAGCCCGACTTCTTGATTCCACCGATGGCCGACAACGTAGACGTGCCCGCGAGGTCCGCGTCTCCGAACTTTACAGGGTCGCCTTGGCCCGCCATGAGCTGAGCCCACGTCAGGCCGCCAATCTGCATCCACGAGTCGCCGTCTAAGACGGTCCATGTACGTGGGTTGACAACGCCGACCGCGGTGACGGCGCTCGTGCCTGCGAGAGCCGCGGAGCCATCCTGCATTGGGGCGTAGGCGTCACGCTCTAGGGCTGTTGCAACGTCGTCGACGGGAAAGTGCTGAGTGATCGCCGCCCTCGACAGTAGTCTAGCGCGGCCGAGAAACCCACCTTGCATATTGGCTCCTTATCCCTCTGCCACGACAAGAGTCCCTGTAAAAATACCCGTTGAGGTTGTTGAGCAGAGAACCATACCCGCGAGGCACGCGCCTGATTTTATCTCGGGCAGACCGAGCCCGAAAGAGTCGAGGGATACGCCCGAGTTGGCTAAGATGATCGGTATGTCAGCGATACGCTTCAAGAGCGTTACACCGAAGTTACCCGCCGTGGTCAAGGTGCCTGATAGTATCAGCGAGGAGCAGGTGATGACACCTTTACCGCCCGCAGGAAAGTTGAATGGGTACATCTGCCCCGCGACGGGAGCGGCGGCAGGCAGAGGGCACACAGCTGTCTGCCCAGCGCCTAGGGAGGCGTCCTGATAGGTTAGCGAGGCGTTTGCCGCGGTCGAACCCATGATGGAATATACCTCAAGCCACGGCTCGACGCCGAATCCGTCAGTATACCGTGGGAGCGTCGGCGGCGTGAAGGCCTGAGCCGTCAGCACCGTGCCCGACATACCTGCGTTCGCCCACAGGCGGTCGTAAAGCGTGAGGACTCCGACCGTTGTACCTGCCATCTGTAGCCTTGCCAGATAGAGCTTGTTTGCGCCCGCGGGGGTTTGAATGCCTGCGGCCCCCGCCGTCGCGGTTGTACAGTTTGCGCCCGTGATATTCGCAGGCGCGGCCCCGAGAGAGGGCTGACCTGTCGCGAGCCAGAGCGATTGAAAAGCCGCCGCCGCTTTGGAGGCAATTGATGCTTTGAATATAGGCACGACGTGCCCGTTATCGAGCGCGGCAACGAGCGTATTCTGCGAGGTTACTGCCATTTAAAGGCCCCCTTTAGGTGAGTGCGGCCGAGATTTGACCAATAGCGAAGTCGAAGCTGTCACCCGCCGTGAAGGTCTTAGAGGTGATAGCGCCGCCCCATATGAATGTACCGCCTGAGACAGCGGACCATATGCCGACGTAGGTTACAGTGACGGCGGGCATACCCGTGAAGAGGACGTCTGTGGTGCTTGCGATCGCCTTAGCGGCCGCGGCAGAGCCGAAGGTCGCGGCTACGCGAGCGTAGGAGCCGCCTGTGACTTCACTCGTGCCTGTATCACCCGGGTCCGCAGTGTGCAAGGATATGTACGTCGCGGTGGGCGGCGTGATTGCGGTATTCCTGAGGTAACAATTTAGAATCGCGTTTGCGATAGCTGTTACGAATGGCATTATAGTGTCCTCCTTTTATTTGAGTGGCAATTCAGCGACGCCCGACATGATCATGTCCGCGTCACCGTTGCCCCCTAGAACTTTGTGGTAAATGTCGTGCATATTAACAAGCCGCCGTCGATCGTCGGCGTCTACTTTCGCGTCGCGCAGATATGCGCGGCCGAGGTAAAGTATTCGGTCGAGGAGCATCTCGCGCACCGCGATCTCGATGCCCCCGAACCTAGTTGACATCTCGAGCCTGAGCGACGCGACTGCCGCGTCTGTGGCGCAGTCCTTGACCGCCGCGTTCTGTATCCGTACCTTGCGACACCGTAGCCGCCACTGGATAAATTGCTGAAGGAGCGTGACAGCCCCTGCTGAAATAATCCACCCGATAATAACGCCAGTATTTGTATTTCCTATCATCACACGACACCCATCTCTATCTATATTTTGTTGTGTGGTCGTACCCTAGAATTTGTAATGCGGCCTCTCCTCACCGAACAGCCAATACCTCAAGAAGTCGTCAAAAATAATAGCGACGAACGACAGCGCGTACCAGGCAAAGGCGAAGTATAGGCAAATCTGCCCGAGGAGGTTGAACGGGAGAGCGCTGTAGTCCCAAACGCCGAGCTTGAGCCAGAGGTTGAGGACTACACCGAAAATAAACTCTAACGAGAGGACGATGCCCGCCCCGATGAGCGCCTGAAGCGTCAGGTGCATATCGAAGCTCAGGTGCTCGTTTATGCCGCCGAGCAGGACAAAACAAAGCCCGCCGAGTACAAACATCGACGGGTACGTGTGGCCGCGCCAGAGACACTCACAGAGGCCGTAGAGTATGCCTCCGTATATGAACAGGGTCAGGTGCTTAAAGACCGCGCGCACGGGCCTTAGCCCCCGCTGAGTAGGGCGAGCTTAGCGGAGAGGTCGCTCGCGAGGTCCTCAGGCAGAGGTGAGCCGAACATGATGCCGCTTAGCACATCAGCGTCGGACTCACGGGCTACCCACTTGCGAAGCTCGCTGAAGTAGGTGCGATTGTAAGTGACGAACGAGAGGCCTTGATCGATGATCAGGCTCAAGTCCGCCGCTGAGTAAAACTCGTGGTCCTGTCCGTTAGCGTTGTAAAGCCACCCTGCGCCGCCGCCCGCTATGAGCAGTTTGAAGAGCGCGAGGTATGACTGATCACGGTCGGTGAGCGGATAGTGCAAGGTGCCGAAGGATGTTGTCACGTCGATGCCCGCAAAGATGAACTGCTCTGTCGCTGTCGAGAACTCGGCGAGCTTCTGCCTACGCAGGGTCTCGATCGGGGGTGTGATTGTGACATAGCAGGCGTTGGCGACGTCGTAGCCGTCGGTCAGGAACTCAGCGAGAGGGTCGAGAGCTTTATATCGGCGTATGCCGTTCTCTTCAATCTCGATGTACCCCTTTTTGAGAGGGAGCAGGGTCTCGTTTATTGGTGTTGACATTGTTGTCCTCCCTTACGTAAGCGCTTTGATATACGAGTTTAGAACGTCGTCCGCGAGGAGCGGTAGTCGCTTCGCGGGACAACTGAACACAGTTGTAGTCGAGTAGCCCCCTGCTACGAAGTTGACACTGTCCTTCGCGATGTCCGTAAACTGGGAGGTGGGGACAATCTCTATATAATCCCAACTCTTTGTCACATCATCCGTCGACAGGATGTAGGTCCCTATGGGCGAAGATGAGCTCTGCAATTGTCCCACTATGTAAAGCACGCCATCTAGTAGCCGAAGGGTCGAAGCGGTACAGCTTGGCGGGAGAGTCTTAATTCGCCGCGCCGTCAGATTGGTGGAGAGAGGAGGAGCCGTTGAGTAATAAATTTTTACGGCTGTTTCGTAGGTCCCGGACGGCGTCGACACAAAAACGAACCGGGCCCCGTCATACACCGCGTACAGCCCGGTGGCGTTAGCGCCTAGCCCCTGCCATGACCCCCCTGAGCTTCTCGCCTGCGCGGTGGTCATGTTCCAAGAATAAACTGCCTGCGCGTTATTGTAGATGACAGATATGTTCCCCGCGCCATATACCATGTTTCCACAGCCCTGATTTGGGCTACCGAAGGCCGACGTTATTCCCGTGAGAGTGGTGCCGTTGCCCGCCACCCAAGTCCCGCCAATTGTGGCGCAGTAATAAATGACGCCCGAGCCGTTGGTCACAAAGGTCAGCACGTAGTAATACGTACCATCATGCACAATATCACTGATGAGGTAGTTCACATTAGAAGAGACCGCGACACCCGTAAAACTCGCGTAGTCGGGGGTCGTGTTTGAGTAAAAAACCATCTGCGAGGTGTTCGCTAAGTTTCTCCCCAGTACGACTAAGTACCCGTTTACGACCTTGATTTTATATATGCTCGCTATGTTAGTAAACGTCGATACAGTCCACACTCCCGCGGGGTCTGTCGCATAATAAATCGAGACGCCCCCGCCGTTTCCCGTTCTCTTCACCCAGTAGTTCCCGAACTTGACGACCTCAAAGCTCGTATCTCCTGAGACACCCGTGGCCGCCCAATCCAAGGCGGGCGCGTCTCTAAGCACAGCCGCTAATGCGGGGTAAGTCGCCGTGTTAAGCGCCGCGCCGTTGCAGAGCAGGCCCTTCGCCCCGTAGGGATTAGTCATTCCCATCTTTGTCGTGCCTACAGGTTCATTCAGCGCCGCGTCGATGATGTCAAAATTGCTGTTGAACTGCGCGGGCGTGATGAGCTCGTCGAGCCGGGGCTTGGCGAGGTTTAGGTTGGTCGTATAATCAATCATTTAAAAGCCTCCTCTATAGTTGGGCCCACGTTTTTGCACCCTCGGCGGTCCACGCGAGATGTTTGAAGTAATACCACGCCCATGTGTGCGGTTGCGCGGCTCTGAAGTTTACGGTGACACCCGCGGGCGCAGGGAAGAGATAACCATTCGCCAAAAGGTCGGCGATCAGGTTGTCGGTCGCGCCGAGGATGATCGCGATGTCGATCGTCATATTCATGTTGTCGACTATGACAATCGGGTACGTGGAGAACAGCAATTTGAGCGCATTTTCGTACCCCTCTCGGGTGCCGTCCCACTGATTCGAGAGGATTTTCGCGCGGAGCACGAGGCGATAATACGTGTCGGTGAGTATCGGGCTCACGCCGTCAGAGGGTTGGAACCCGACGGTGCGCGGGGCCCCGAGGTAGGCCCCTATCGTGTCGAGCTGTACGCCGACGGCCGTGTCAAGGTTGAATACACCCTGCATGACCGAGAGGCAGGTCTGCGCGTCCACGAAGGGTGTCAGCGTCGCAGTGAGCCACGCCTTGAGCTTCGGCTGTGATCTGTGCTGAGGCGCGAGCAGGTCAAGGTATGTCTGTAGCATCAGATCACCGTCACAGTCACGTTAGCGAGGAGTCCTTGAGACGCCTCGTTGAAGGCTAACACGATGTCGGATGTCGTCAGAGACCCGCCATGGAGCGCCGCCGTACAGGCGACCACTGAAAACGCAGGGATTGTCAAGCTCGGCTGAGCGCTGAGCGCCGCGCCGTAGATGGATGACACGTATATGTCGTCGCCTATCTGCGGGCTGTTGAGGTACACTACGATAGCGGCCTTGATCGCGGCCGTCGTGGCCGTCGTATAGCCCGTCAGGGCCTTGACTGTGATCGCCACGTCAATCGGCCGCAGTGTGGGCCTGAAGAACTTGATCGGTGTCACGAAGCCACTGTCCGCGGTCTCGTTGATGGTCGTCGTGCCGTAGGTGGGGGCCCCCGGTGTCTTCTTGAGGTAAATCTGATACGCCACGTCGGCGTCGGTGCCGCCCTCGGCGACGATCGCGATGTTGTGTGCGGGCATACCGTCGGCATTCGTTACGTCAGTGGCGTTGTCGTAGCCTCTGGCGCGCGTCACGTTCGCCACGCTTAGTACTGCGGCCACGATGCCCTCGAGAACTGTACGCGACGGTAGGGCCACAGAGAGGGCCTGTCGGGCACGAAGGTCGCTGTCCGTTTCCACGGGATTACCGACGACGGCGACTGCGGCGTTCGATACCGAGGTCCACCCGAACGTCGGCGTGACGATCGTCTGAAGCGCGCCGATGTCCGCGGTGATCGCGCCCGTGTCTTGGGCCGTCGCTGTCACCGTGAGCACGCCGCCGACGGGGATAGTCACGGGGGTCGGTAAGGACCACAACAGTCCTGCGGTGTCACTGACGACGCCTGAGGTCACTACCGTGCCCACCGCGCCCACTAACGTGACTAGACACGTAGAGTGTGTCGGCAGGAGCCGCGCGATGCCGTTGATCTTGACGATAGTATCGAGGCCGACGCCTGCGGCCGACTGCGGCGACTGGCCATTGTAGACGGCCTCAGCGAGCAGGGCCGTGTCATACGCGATCTTCGACATGGCCGCTATCCACTGCGCGTCTTGCGAGTCATTGTCGAGGTAGATGCCCGAGCCGAAAATCGTCTGCGCCTGCGTCACGTAATAGGCCTGTATGTCGGCGAATGTCGGGCGGTGAAATCCAGTTGAGTCAATATACGGTGCAAAATATGCCATTAGATTGTCACCTCCACGGTCGTCCCAAAAGACGTTTTGACCGATATTTGCGCGGTATAGACGCGCTTCGCGTCAATGTTACTGCTGAAGGACGCGATGCTCACCACGTTGGGCACCTGAAGGATGCGCGACTGATAGAGCAGGTCGATCAGGGCCTTGTCGCTACTCCCTGCGATCTCCTGAAAGAAGGGGAGACCATCGTTGAGGTTTTCCCAAAAGTCGCCTGTGAACAGGGTCAGCTTGGTTTGCACAGCCTGCGCGACTGCGGCGTCATCCGAGATGAAGCACCCGCGGCCGAAGCCGAAGGTATAGTCGCCCGTAGGCGATAGCGCACGATAGAGCATTCAATCACCTCACGGAGATAAATATGAGCCATTCTCAAACATGGCCCACTCAGCATCACGCCGATATAGTAGCTTTTGGACGACCTGCCCGCCGACTTGGCTGTAGGCGTCGAACTTGGTTTTTAAGGCCTCACCCGTAGTGCCGCTCGCGATAGCGTTTTTCAGCGCGGTCCACTCTAGCCCTCCCGCGGGGTCATACTTTGGTCTATAGCCGCCGAGGACCTCCGACAGAGAGCGGTCGGTATGCTCTACGACTTGGCCACCGTTGGCGTCTTTGGCCGCCGAGCTCGTGTTACCGCCGATAGCTGTGATCGTGCCGTCGCCGTTGACCGACTCGACGATCTCCGTGTGTGTCGCGACTGTCGTGCTACCACTCCAAGAGTAGAACACGACGTCACCCGCCTGAAGACTGTTCTTGTCGACAAACAGGCCGCGGTCTTTGCCCCAATTCATCAGTGTCGTTGAGCTCGCGATCTTAGCGCCTCCGAACAGGAGAGCCGAAGCGCCGACCATGCGAAAGATGTCCCACACGAAGGTAACGCACCACGGGTATGCGTCCGCGCCTGAGACAGGATGGCCGTAGTAATCGGTATTGAATATGACATTGTTCGAGTTTCGAGGCGACTCTGTGAGGCCGAGGAAGGACCGCGCCTTCGCGATGATCAGCCCCGGGGTCACACCGAGGTGCCCACAACTGTACAAGAACGATGTCAGCGCGTCGAGCTGAGTCGTTGAGAGCGTCACACCCGGGAGCGCGGCGATCACTGTGCTCGTGTACCCGGGCAGGTCCTGAAGCAGTAGGGCCTCGGCCGTCGCCGCTGTCAGAGGGGCTGTGAAGCCGCCGGGAAGAGTTTTTGAATTGTCCCGATGTCCGTAGCCGATGAGCCAGTTGCCCGCCACGTCCTGCGTCCAGTCAGTTGAGAGACCCTCCCACTGTTCGATGAATTGAACGCCCGCCTTGCTGAGGCCCGTTCCCATGTCCGTCGTTGAGCCTGTGATGCTATTACCAAAGCCCGCGAAGCCCGTCGGAACTACGCCGTTGATCATGCCGAGGACCGCGATGGCGCTGTTGACATTGTGGCTTTGTACGACCTGCTGTAACTGCGGCGCAGGCACGCCCGCGAAGCCCTCGCCTGTCGTGGAGAGCCAAGCGGATATGTCGTGATCGCAGAAGATCAAGAGCACAGGCTGTCCGACCTTGGGCGCTATACCGAGGGGGCTGATGTAGGGCGTGTCGGCGATTGGCGCGTAGGCCTGCCACACGATCGTACCGTCACTCTGCACGCGACGCTCACTTATGACGGGCTGTACTGTCAGGAGGCCCGAGGCCGTGTCGACGTTCAGCACTGTGCCGATTGTCGCGACGTGGAGCTCAGCGAATATGCTCTCTTTGAACTTTTGAAAGACCTCAGGGAGGTCTCCGCCTATTTCAGGTATTGTAAGCATGGGAGACCTCCTAGTTGTATGTGAGCATCTCGGGTATTTTGCCGACCTGCGATATTGTCACGAGGTCCGCATACCAATCGTTTCCGCGGGTGTCGCCCTTGAATACGATCGAGACAATCCGATATACCCCCGCCGTG